GGAACCCGACGAGCGTGAACAAGAGCAGCGGTTGCTCCGGCCTCATGCAGATACACCCCTGCCACGCTGAGAAGTACCTGAGCATTACCAGTCAGCCCTACTACGACGGCAGGTTCGACCCATCCGCCAACATCCAGTTCGCCGCCTACATGAGCGCAGGCGGACGCGACTGGTCGAGTTGGAGCGCGAAGCCATGAACAAGAAGCACCTGAAGAAGCACAAGTGCAAGGAGTGCGTTCACTTCCCTGAGTCGATCGTGAAGGCGTTCTACTGCAACAAAAGCGATCGGCTTGTCTACGAGACATCCAGCGCATGCCTTTACGGCAAACGCCGCTGATCCGCATCAAGATGCAGACAAGGTGTTGTTGACTTCAACACACCTTGTCTGTATTTTTTTCAGAGGATGGTTACTATAGTCCCAGAAGGGAGTTAGATGTTTCATGGCCGCGATCTCAAAGAAAGATCTTGAGATGTTGGAGGAGAAGTACGGGCTATCGGAGGACGGGCTGACCTATCAAGAACGCCTGTCCAGGATCACCAAGGTCCAGAAAGGTGAGGAATGGAAGACTCCTGAGAAGAAAGACGTCAAAAGGGGTACGATCCATTCCGTCCGACACGAGATCGATCCAGCTGAACAAGTGAAACGGCACCCGCTGTACGGCAAGCGGCTGCTCATCACCCCGATGATGACGAACGACAAGAACCGGGCGCTCTACTTCGACGAGCCGCTCGGTCCGGACATCGAGGTCGAGGAGGTCTCCGCCGGCGCGTTGCTCTATGGCGCCAAGGAGGACGTCGATCGCATGGTGGGAGACTACAAGATCGTCTCCGAGAACCCGAACCGCACCGTCGTCGCACGGACCTCGATCCCGAAGAGCGGACAGGAGATCTCGTGGCAGATCGGCAAGGAGCTCGTCCCGGTCGTGCGCGGCAACGACGGACAGCGCGGATACGTCTGGTCGATGCCGACGCACATGCGTCAGTACGAGGACACGATGATCCAGGTCTACGGCCTCAAGACGCTCATCACATCGGTCTACCCAGAGCTTCTGCCCAGGTTCAGCGGCAAGCCGATCATGATGTACATCGACGGTCTTGTGCTGGCGGCCTCCATCCCGCTGACCGATGCCCTGCTGAAGGAGCATCGCCGGAAGGAGATCCAGGATGCGAAGCTCGGGCTTGTCTGATTCGCTCGTGCTCGCCGAATGGGCCGATCGCGAATGCAGGCATCTTGACCTCATCGCCTCATGGGAGACGCTCCTGGCCGTGTACGAGGCCCTGGGGTTCATCGGTCCTGGCGACGACGATCGAAGGCTCGAGGAGTTCAAGACGGTCATCGGCGAGCTGAACAAGTTCTTGACCAGGATGAAGAACGGGCTGGCGAAGACGACGGACATCGAGGACGCCGTCGAGTTCCTGAAGGGCCATATCAACACATCGGACATGAACAGCGTGAGGACACGGCCTTCGATCGCATACAACAAGCTCAAGCAGCAGTGGCTCATGCAGTCGATCCGGATCCTCATGGAGTCCATCGACATGACCGGCGTCGAAGAAGGAGAGAGAGATGAGTGATGAGCAGGACAAGCGCGTTCTCGGTGCCGTTGACGACGGCCAGACGGCTGAGGAGCAGGGTGTCGTCGACCCTTGGGCTGCGGCGTTTGGCACGATCGAAGAGAAAGCTGCTCAGCCTGACAGCCGAGATACGCCTGAGGCTTCACCAGAGCCCGCAGGAGGCGGTTCCGTACCCGAGCAAGGCATCGGGACCGGTGTTGGAGAGATCGACGCTCCTGTGGGCTCTGGAGACGTTGGAGGACCTGATGTTCCTGCTGGAGACGGTGGAGGCGAGGATGCAGGAGCAGGCTACGATGTCGAAGCCGTCGTGAAGGAGTACGAGCAGAACATCGAACGCCAGGCGATCGAGGACACCGTGCGCCTGTTCCTCGAGCGGGCCGATGAGAACGGCAACAAGCTCATCCGCCAGACGAACGGCCAGCTGGGCGCGACCATCAACGACCCTGACATCTACAGGGTCGACCCGGAGACCGGGCGCGCCACGTTCTACAACCCCGACACGGGGCGTCCGTTCACCGGCGACAACCCGAGGGCGCAGGCGAAGGCCTGGGTCGAGGAGTACAACGAGGAGCTGCGTGACACCTTCAACCGCTTCGCCGCACAGCGTGAAGCGGAGCTCGCCAAGAAGATCGAGCCGGTGGTCAACCTGCTGAAGTTCGCTCCCAAGTACGAGAAGCTCGACCCGGTCCGCCAGAAGATGCTCGACGCGCTCATCGAGGACTACGAGGTCTACGACGAGAGCGGCGCCCACATCGGGTACAGCATCGACCTGGACAAGGCGCTCGACCGGGTGAACAAGCAGGTCGCCCTCATCAAGCAGAGCAAGGAAGCGGCGGCGCTCCCGCAGAAGCAGCCGACCGGCCCGGCCCTGGACATGAAGACCTCGTCCGGTGGGGCGCCTGACGGCAAGAGGATCACGTCTTTGGCGGACGCGCTCGAGGCGAAGCAGGACGAAGCGCTGGCGAAGCTGCGCTCGCGATAAGGACCGAAGGAGAAGAGGACCACATGAGCAGCCCCAACCGCACGAAGAAGACCCAGGACCAGAAGGCGAGGATGATAGAGGACCTGTCAAGACAGCTCGACGCGCTGGTGTCGTCACGCATCGACAAGCTCGAGGCGTCGAAGAAGCACCTGTTGTCGCAGATCGAGGTCACGTCCAAGAAGTACCTGACGGTAAACGGGTACATGCAGGCCCGCACCACGATGGAGCAGGTCGCGTTCGGTGAGAAGATCGAGAACGCCGACGAGCTCGGATGCGTGTTCGCGCGCGAGATGTCCGAGATGGCGTGGGCGCTCCACGAGAAGATCGAGGAGTGCTCCATCGAGGACATCGACGAGGACGTCCTGGACGGGTGGATGGACGAACACTTCGTCACCAGCTCGCCGACGTTCAACGAGACCGTGCGGCAGGTCCTTGTCGTCGGGCTGCTGCAGAACATCGGCGGAGCGGTCGATGACATCATCTCGTTCAGGTCGTCCGTCGACGACCAGATCGAGAGCATCAAGAAGGAGATCGACCACGTCATGGCCGACGGAAGCGAGAAGGTCGTCGACATCTCGGAGGCGAAGATGAAGGGGGAGAAGAACTGATGAGCGCGGACGAGTACACGGTGGCCGAGGCGCTCGAAGACCTGGACATGCTCGAGACAGGGATGCTCTACGGTGACGAGCGCATCATGGCGATCGAGCGTCTTCGTGGGCTGATCTCCGAGACGGACCACCTGGCGCATGACATCATGCGCACAGGCGTCCATGTCGAGGACGAGGCGTGAGCGGTCTTCAGGTCCCGTTCTACTTCAAGCCCAGGCCTGCGCAGCTGCAGGCTTGGGCTCGTCGTCTCTCAGGGAAGTACGACTACTACTTCAAGATCTGGCACCGCCAGTTCGGCAAGGACACCGACGACATCCAGTTCGCCTTGTACAACGCCTACCAGAACCCAGGCACACAGGCGGCATACGTCGGCCTCGACAACAAGTGGATCAGGCGCAACATCTGGGACAAGTACCTCGAGGGCAGGAAGCACTGGGCGAACTACCCTGAGGACGTCATCGAGGTCGCAGAGACGCGCCAGCAGGTCAAGATGCTGAACAACCCGGCTGACAAGGCGGAGGCGCTGGTGCAGTTCATCGGCTTCAAGGAGAGCGAGAACCTCATCGGCTCGTCGTACGACGCCTTCTTCTTCTCGGAGCTCTCGCTGTACCGGCGCGATGCGCTCGACTTCATCCTGCCGATCTGGGACAACAAGGTCGCCGAAGGGCTGCCGCTGCTGGTGAACATGAACTTCACGCCCCGCGGCCTCAACAACATCGCGTCTGACATGCTCCGGACCTTCACCGGGAGGGACGAGCCGCACGAGTGGCCAGGCGAGCATGGGCGCGTCTACGTCGACGTGCTCCGTGCCGACCAGTCGCTCAAGGCCGACGGCACGCGGCTGTACACGGACGACGTGCTCGAGACGATCAGGCAGCGGTACATCCGGCAGTTCGGGAACGACAACATGTTCCGTCAGGAGTACCTGTGCGAGTTCACGGCGGTCAACTCGAGCCTTGTGTACCCGGCGATCGAGGTGCTGCTCAAGGAAGGACGGTACCGTAGCTTCAACATCGACCGCAGGTACCCGGTCCATGTGGTGTGGGACATCTCCTCGAAGGGCAAGGAGAGCGACTGGACGAGCGCGATCGTGTTCCAGTACGCAGAAGGCTCGCTCAGGATCTACGACTACTTCGAGGACAACCGCATGGCCGTGGTCGAATGCGTGCAGGAGATGGCGAAGCGCGACTACTTCCACTTGATCCGCTCGGCGTTCCTCCCTTGGGACTCGGACCGTTCAGGCTCGAGGTCGTCCCCGTTCGAGGAATGCGTCCGCACGTTCCCGAACATCGAATGGCGCAAGCTTCCTCGCACCTACGAGGAGGACGGCATCAACCGGGTGCGCATGCTGTTCCCGAACATGATCATCAACGCCGATAAGTGCGCTTGGCTGATCGAGTGCTTCCAGAGCTGGGAGTACCGTTCGCTCGCCTCGCTCGAGGACTGGGCCGCCAAGCCGAAGCACGACCGCTATTCGCACCTGATGTCAGCGGTGCGCTATGCCGCTGACGCGATCGCGGAGTTCGACTTCCTCAAGACGGCGGACGGAAGGCCTGCCAGGATGCCGTCGCACTACAAGGCATGGGACGGCGACGAGGAGCATTCCGAGTGGGACGACCTTCCGCCAGGGATGAGGCCGTCGAAGTTCTCGCCGCTCAGGAAGAAGAGCCCGTCAGAGGTCTACGGCATCGACGGATCCTGACAAGACAAGAAGGCCCCCCGGTCGTCCCGAGGGGCCTTCTTCTCACTTGCCGCCCTTGCAGCCCTTCTTCTTCTTCGCCATGACGAACCTCCCTATGCGTCGGATCCAGGGGTCCAGCCGAGCAGCTTGTCGAGCCAGCCGCTCGTGATGCCGAACGAGCGGAACACGCGGTACGCCACCTGCGTCGCGCCGACCACGGCCAGCAGGAAGACGCTCAAGCTCTCCGGCGTGAAGGCAATCCCCTGCACGAAGGCCGCGGTAATGCCGATCGCAAGCGAACCGACGATGGCGCTCCACCCCTTTGCGGTCGAGCTCCAGTTCGATCGAGAGATGGCGGCAACAGCGAACGGGAGGGCAACTGCGAGGATCCACTCCCAGTTGTCCACGACGATGGTCCACAATGCCTTTAGCCACTCCATGTCCTCTCCTTTCTATGAGAGCGTCAACACGATGCGTGTCGCTGTCTGGTCTGTGACGCGCCACATGGGGCTAGGAGGCACGCTCGGCGCAGGCGCAGGGGCAGGTGCCGGAGCAGGCGCCGGAGCCGGCACAGCGAGGCCGTAGTAGGCCATGATACCGCGCGCGATGGCGTCGGCGTACTCGTCGGTCGAGCGGCGGATCTCATCGGCCTCGGCCATGTTGTCGTGGAAGGCGCACTCGATGATGACCGCAGGGGCCTTCGTCGCGCGCAGCGCGTAGTAGCCCGTGCTCGTCTTGATGCCACGGTCGGGCTGGTCGGACGCTGCTGCGATGAACGGGTAGACGGACTCGGCCATCTTCTTGCCCTTGGCGCTCCCGGTGTAGTGCCAGACCTCGGTGCCGTGGCCGCCGCCTGCGTTGCTGTG